CTTTGCGCGTTGTTTAGTGCCTCTTTCTTGGTAGCCCTCTTTGTTAAGCTTCATGCCTGTATTTGGGCCAACAATGCCGAATCCGTACCTTTTAGCACCCGCTGCATACTTGTTAAATCCTGCGCCGCCAATATTACTCATTATGCTACTCTCTGACTTGCCATTCGGCGTCCATTAGTTAGGTATAGAACAATTCCATCAAGACGACTAGGGGCAGTAGCTTTTGTGCCTTCGTTCTGGAATCTAACAGTAAAGTAGCCTCGTTTAAACGTTTGCTTACCGCTAATCTTTACAACCTGAGGTTTAGGGTTTATGCCGGGGAGCCTAGGTACAATGACTGGCTCTATGGCTCCTAGCGGCAACCAAGCTATCTCGGCCGTTGCAGCTGCTGCCCACGTGTAGGTTTCAAGTTCTGACCAGAGTATCTGCTCTTCAAGGTCCTGAAAAGCGTCTATAGGTGTAAGCCCGCCTTCAATCCAGTTTACTGCGACTACAAGGAGCTCCCAGCCAAAGAGTCTTTTAAACAGCGAAGGCTGCCCGATGTCATAGGTACGTGAGACCATTGAGCACCGAATTGTCTCTGCACCTGTTTCTGGGTATTCTAAAGCGAGCTTTAGTAGACCCTTATTTGTGTAATCCCCGAAGGGGACACCGTAGGCAGTGGGCAAAGCAGCTGAGTCCAGGAAGGTTCCCCTAGGAGCCTCAAGGAAGTGCGACGCTTTGGTATCTGACTCCCACTCAGACCAAAGGCTGGTCTCTGTGTCAAAACTATACATGTATCCGTGGTGCCAAACCAGTAGGTATTGGCCAATTTTTGTGACTGCCTGCTTCATCCCAGTGAAGTTTGCCTTTGTCTTAAACTCCACTTTGTTGGCTGGGTTAAACGGATAGAAGTTGTAGCCAGCAAACTGGTATAAGGTTCCAGCGTGAAGCACGGCTAAATAGTTTTCGCCCTCCACGACGCTTCTCGCGTCGTCAGCACCGATGCTTTGAGACATGGCTGACAAGGTCCCAAGTGAGGGGTCTGCTGAAGCGCTAAAAGCTAGTCGGTAAGTAGAATTTGTTCTGAAAATAAAAAGCTCATTGTTGCCCTCAATAATTCGGACAATGTCCTCCCCGTCACCCTCGTTGATGTCAATGACGTACAGCACTGGAAAGTTGTTAATGCTAGTACCCGCTACAGAGCTTGTGACTTCAGAGTAGCGAATAGATGATGTGTTTCCATTCGCCCTGCTGGATATGTATATGCGTCCTTTAGTAAAGTGGATCTGGTTCCCGGCAGGCATTGCGGCTATATCAAGCCATGCGTATGAGCTGCTTTCTTTTGACCAGTAGCCTCCCCCAGCAGTAGGGTGAATTAAGTAGAGCCTGTCAGCATAGGTGGCCATGTCACTTGCCGGCTCGTCCCAAACCTCGGTCCACGTGTTGTTTACTAGGTCATATATATAAGTAGCGGTCTCTGATGCTACAACCAAGTGGACAACTGCGTCTTCGTTCCGGTAGTAGCCCAGAGCTTTAGCGTCAGTAAAGGTTGCAGGGTAGTCTGCGACTTTGTAGATAGGAGGGCGGCTGATCAGTTTTCCTGTGCGTGAGATTACTAAGTTTTTAAGCTCAGCTACCTCGGTCTCTTCAATAAGAGACGGGTCAACGACGTTGTTTAGTCCGCCGGAGAAGTCATCAATTACCAGACCTTCCCTAGCCATTACTCATCCTCTGGCAGCACTACCTTTGTAGGGTAGAACTGAACATCCACTATGTCTTCCTTTGCAAGGTGGCGGTTCATTGAATCACGGAATCTAGCGTCCTGATAAGCAGTTGCCTGCCAGTTCTCGTCTAGCCTGTACGCCTGAGATAGGACATAGTCAACAATCTGGTTGTAGAACCTGTCTGGAATGCTCAGGGCTTGTGACAGCGTGGCTAGGTTTGTAGGGTAAGCGATATAGAAAAGCTCTAACCCGTTCTCGACGTCTTTGTCGGGAGCGGGGTAGATGTATAGGTCGCCGTCCCACTCGTACCAGACTCTTGTGAACTTGTCTGTGTAGGCGGCTTTTAGCTCTGGGTCTTCACGGAGAAGTGTTTCCTGAGCTTCCTGAAAGCTAATGCCACGAAGAGGTCTTCCCTCGACGTGGACTCCCTGAACTTGAGCGATTGGGCTATCCAGGGGAATTGTGTATAGAGACTGGTTGGCTACCAGGTTGTGGCTAGCTTTACCTTTTAGTACGGTGTGGCTAGACGCAACCTCACGTTGTGCAGCATTGGTCCAGCGAAGTAGGTCTGTAGCTTGCAGCTCGACCAGCGCTTCGTCACCGAAGATACGCTTAACGTCTGTAGCTACATCGTTAGCCGTTTTTGTGTAGTAGTCTCTAGGCATTTGGGTCGAACAGCAACTTTCCGTTATGGCGAGCGTAATTCTTGCTAAATCCTAGTTTAGCAACATCTTGCGCTAATTCGTGTCGCTCAGCCATGAGTTCTTCTCTCTCTTTTGCTTTTATCATGGCATTTGCCGCGTTGAGAGCGTCCATGTCGCTGATTGACATACCTGCATTTGTGACGTCCGACTGAATAATCTCAGCCATAATTCGCTCGTCAAGCTGCCATTCTGCAAAGTTCTTTAGTACGTACCTGTCCCTATCACCCATTACGACAACGCTGAATGGCCGGTCTTTGTCAAATTGGGGATGCTCTGGGCTGAGCTTTCTGATGTAGATAGTAGGGTCGTAGTCCGCTAGCATCCTCGCTAGCCTGTATGCCTGAGGAGGTAGGTCACGAAGCCTGTCCAGCTCACTTAGGTCTGGAATGTTATTTTTCTGATTGAAGTATTGAATACCCACGATTCTCCTTGTTATGACTAAGGGGGTGAACCACCTTGCAGCAGTTCACCCCCTAAGTGGTTAGTTGTTATACACCAGAAGCAATACCAGAGATAACACCGTGTGTGTTACGACGGTATGTAGATACCTCTGAGTAGTTGCGTAGGTAAGCGATGAATGCGTCACGGCGAGGAACCTGCTTCCACTTGGAACCATCCTCGTCAATCCACTCCCATCCACGGTTGGTGTTTAGGTTTACCTTCTTTGAGTTAACAAACCACATCTTACCCTCAGGGGCGTCGAAGTCTGCTCTGAAAGGTAGGTCACCGAACTCGGTTGCGAAACCAAGGCTACGGTTACCACCCTGTAGGTCTACCTTGTTGACGTAGCGACGCTTCTCTTCGAGAGCCTTCCAGTATCCGTTCCATGAACCGTGGTCGGTCCAGATAACGTCTGGCTTGTCGCCATCCTCAGCAATGTCGGTAACCATACCAATCATGTCTTCCTCAGTAATCTGCTGAGCAACGCCGCCGACAGAAATGTCCTTGGTGTGTGCAGCCCATGCTGGGGTAGTCGCTGGGTCGATGCCGTGTAGAACACCGGTGTCAGAAATGATTGCGCCGAAGCCAGTCCATTCCTTCTTCCAGTTGTTAACGGTAGCTGTAGCGGTTGAGTTAGAGCGCACAAGTGCGTCACCAACAGCTGCAGTTACAGACTTGTCCAAGGTGATTACCTTGGTAGCCTTGTTAATTCCAGTAACGGTTGCGTATCCACCTGAGTTCAGGATGGTTGCAGTTGAGCTTGAGCCAGTTGCTGAGATGTCTACAACGTCAACACGCATACCAATGTGTACGTACTTTACGTTGTCTACAGTCAAAGTAGCCGATGCCGATGCAGCTGCGGTTAGAGATGCTAGGGTTCCGGTTCCGTCACCGAAAATCTGGCGGTTCTGGTCCTTAGCGATGTCGTCGCGGATGCGCTCGATTTCTTCTGCAGTTACGTCAGCAAAGGTCTGGTAGTTCTGAGATGCCTGTGCCATAACCTGACCAGTTAGACGTACAGAGCCGTAGAAGCTCTTTAGTCCGGTCTGGCCGTCGACGTACTGCTGGTTGCCAGCCTCTGGAAGGTCTTCGTCTTCCCCGCGTGCACCAATACCAGTGTTACGACCTACGTGTGCAACAAACTTGACACCTAGACCACCTACCTGGGTGATGTTACGAGCGGTTGACTTAATACCATCTAGAGCTGGAGTTGCGTTGTTAATCTGCTCGTTAATGTCACCGTATACATCCTTAAGGATGACGTTGGCAATAGCGAGGTTCTGTCCTTCGGACATACACACTCCTAGTGTTTAAGGTAATAAATGTCTTCACTTCGTTCGCCCTAGCCACGTGTGGCCGTACTCACTACTATTCAGAATTTTATCACAAAAGCTACATAAGAGCCTAGATGTTTAGTGTTCTCTTCACAATCTCTTCAATAGCATTTATCCGGTCTTCACGGCTATTTAGCTTCTTCACAGGAGCAGCTGGAGATTTGTTGGCGCTTCCGCCAGCTACCCTAGGGGCTTTTTTGATTGCTGAGCGCATCCTCTCCACCTCTCCGCTGTACTGCTCGTAACCTGCCTGAATTAGCTGTGCAATGTCAGCATCTGGGTAGTCATCTGCAAGCAGCATAGCCCTGCGGACTACTGCTTCCTGGTCGAAGTCGCCGGCTTCTTTTCCTAGGCTCTGTAGAGATTCCTCAATTTGATTGCTAAGAGCCTCTTGCTCTGAAGCCTCTTGTTGGGACGTAATGGTTGACTTCAAAGCGTCCAGTTCCGACTTAAGAGCTTTTAGTTCGCTTGTAGATTCAGAGTCATCAAATAGGTCCATCTCTTCAGCCTCTTCGAGATTGTCGGAGGCCTCCTCTACCATTTGCTGAGCTGCAGACCAGCCGTAACGCTGAGCAAGCTCGTCATATACAGCCTTAGGATTTGACTGCACTTGACGTGCTAAGTCCATAGACGCCTCGATAATCTGAGGGTTTACGTCGGCATCAGCAAACTTCCTGTAAGGGGCAATCTTCTCAAACTCGGAATCAATTCCGCTTTGCCACTTATCGAGAACTGGCGTGACCATACCGTGCAGGGACTTAGGCAAGACGTCGAGCAGCTCGTCCCAAGCTGGGTTCCTACCTTCAGGCTCATCGGTAGAATCTTCTTCTACCTCTTCTACCTCTTCGTCATCTATCTGAGGAGGAATGTCCTCAGTTACATCATCTAGTGTTAGTTCGTCGTCAGACATGGTGCTCCCTTACTGTTGTGGTGCTGACATCGGAGCGGGTGCTCCTAGCTGCATTTGGGCAGCCTGTAGTTGCGCTAAGGCCATTTCGTGCATGTCGATGTGCTTGTTTAGCTCAGCTTTCTGGCTGTTGGTCAACAGGTCATAAGCTGGTCCCTTACGGAAGTTGTCATGCTCCTGAATATGAACCGCGTGGTTGTCCCACTTGTTCACAGCAATCACTGCCGGTGGTTTAAGTGGTTGGCCTGTATCTTGGTTAATCATTCCAGGGTCGCCTTGCTGAATTCCCCTTTGCCAGTTCTGGTAGTGCTGCATCACATCCATCTCCTCTAGCGCCTTGAAGCCCACGTTCTCCCGCTGAGCGCGAAGCTCGTCTGGTCGAGTGCCTCTGTTGTCTGTGTAGCGGCTTAGAGCAGCGATGTCAAGAAGCTCAAGGCCTTCTTCTGGCGGAACTAGCCCAAGCCTCATCATGTCCATAATCAGAGATTGCTTTGCCGCCTTTGAAGTCGGTAGGGCAGAACCAGACTCGATCCTGATGTCTGTTCCTCTTGCGATGTCTGCGCCACGGAACATCTCAGCAGAGAAGCCGTTGTTGTCACCAGTAACCTTAACTGTGCGCTCACCAGT